TAGTGTACATGAATAAGGACTTCGGTGGTGCTGGTTCAATCGCTTCTGGCGTTGCTCCTTCAATCGCTGGTATGCCTATCATTATGTCTAACCATGCTAATGTAAACAATCTGTACGTGAACTTTACAACAGCAGACCCAGATGAAGGTAAGACATCAGACAACGCTCCACTAGCTAACACTGCTGGTTCAGGCCGTACAACTCACTATGACCTTCCAACTGCTGCTGTAGATGGACGTGACATGGTGGCTGAAGCTTCTAAGTTCAAGGGCTTTGTATTTACTCCTGACGCTGTAGCTACAGTCAAGCTTCTTGACTTGGGTATGGAATCTGAGTACCAGATTAATCGTCAAGGCACACTGATGGTTGCTAAGTACGCTATGGGACACAACGTCCTACGTCCAGCAGCCTGTATTGGTCTGTCTGAAGTTTAATTAACAGGGGGAGAGGTTACTAGTGCCTCTCTCCTTTTCTTTTGGAGTAAGACATGACAATACAACACGCAGGTGAGACATTTCAAGGCTTACGTATACCGAAGCGTTCTCCCAAAGGTAACAAATCACACGCTGTTCTTATTGGTACTAAGGAAAACCCAAAGCTAATTAGGTTTGGTGAGAAGGGTGCAAAGACAAATCAGTCAGCAGCACAACGTGCCTCATTCAAAGCTAGGCATCGTAAGAACATAGCCAAAGGTGAGACTAGTGCAGCTTATTGGGCTAACAAGGTGAAGTGGAAAGCATAACATGGCACAAACAACTAAACTAGATGCAGTAAACACTATGCTGTCTGCAATCGGTGAAGCACCTGTCAACAGCCTTTCCTCTGGTTTGGTTGAGGCCGAAGTTGCAGAAACAATATTGAATACAGTTGACAGGGAAGTGCAGTCAATGGGCTGGCACTTTAACACAGAATTAAATAAATCATTTGCACAGGATACTAGCGGTAACATCTTACTTGGTGCTGATATCCTACGTGCAGACGCTACGCTAAAGGTAGATAGTAAAGACCTTATTCAGCGTGGCCTTAAGATGTATGATAGAAAAAACCACACATTTAATATAGGGGCTAATGTTGCTCTTGATGTAGTAGTACAGCTAGACTTTGATGACCTGCCAGAGCCAGCCAAGAGATATATTACTCTACGTGCTACACGTATATTCCAAGACAGAATTGTTGGCTCAAACACATTACACGATTTTCAAGAGCGTGATGAACAGATGGCTTTGATTGAACTTAAAGAGTTTGATAAAGCTGCTGATGACCACAATATCTTTGATAACTACGATGTATATGGCGTGATTGATAGGCAGGGTAGGAGAACATTCTAATGGCACTTATCAGTCAATCAATACCTAACCTCATCAATGGGGTATCTCAACAGCCCCCTTCATTACGTTTAAGTACACAGGCTGAGATACAGGAAAATGCTATCTCTAGTGTTGTAACAGGTTTGCAGAAGCGTCCTAGTACACAGCACATTGCTGACTTGGGTACTATATCTAATCTTGATAAAGCTTTTATCCACACTATTCGTAGGGATGAGAATGAGTTTTACTCAATGGTGATTGACACTGCTGGTACTATTCGTGTATTTGATAAGGATGGTACATCACGTACTGTGACTAACAACGCTCCTTCTTATCTATCAGGATTGACTGACCCCAGCCAAGAACTTTCAGCCGTTTCTATTGCTGATAGTACATTCATTGTAAACAAGAATATTACAGTTGCTAAAGGTACAACTACTGCACCTGTTCGTAATCCAGAAGCACTAGTGTATGTCAAACAGGCTGACTATTCTTCTACATACAGACTTAAATTAACTAAGGGTGCTAGTACAGGTACAGTAGAATTTGCTACTAAGTCTTCTACACAGTCCAGTACAACACTCACACAGAACGCAGAGCGTGGTGCATCTACTGACCTGATTGCCCAGAACCTAGATACTTTTCATGGTTTAGGCTCTGTAAATACAACTTACTACGATAATATAACTAACAGTGGTTCTGTATTAGGTCTTACAATTACACGTTATGGCTCTACTTTACACATTCAATCAACTGATAGTACTGACTTTATAGTAGAAGTAGGTGACTCACATGGTGGTGACCACTTGCTTGTATTCAAGGATGAGACACCTGACTTTAAGAAGCTTCCTATAGAAGCAGCTAATGACTTTGTTATTAAGGTATCAGGTGATAATCAGAAAGCACAAGATGATTATTATGTTAAATTTAACGATGGTGTCTGGAAGGAGACTGTAGAGCCTTCAGCAATTATTGATATAGATGCTAGTACCATGCCACATAAGTTGGTAAAGGATGCTAGTGCTAACTTTACATTTGATGAAGTTACTTATGCAGACAGAGATATTGGTGATGACAACACTAATCCATTTCCTTCCTTTATTGACTACACGTTATCTGACATCTTTTTTCATCGTAACAGACTAGGCTTGTTAGCTGATGAGAATGTAATCTTCTCTCGCTCTGGTGAGTTTGAAGAGTTTGATTTCTTCAAGAAGTCAGCACTAACTATTGTTGATAGTGACCCCATTGATGTGGCTGTGTCATCCAACAAAGTTAGTATTCTAAAACACGCTGTGCCATTCAATGAGAGCCTGTTACTATTCTCAGACCTTACACAGTTTAAGGTGACAGGTGACCCTGTACTTACACCTGAGACTATTAACGTAGCTAACACTACAGAGTTTGAAGCATCACTGAGAGCCAAGCCATCACAGGCTGGTAAGTTTGTGTACTTTGCTTCTAAGCGTGGTGCGTGGTCAGGTATGTGGGAATACTTTGTAGACACTGATACTGATACTAATGACGCTACTGAGATTACTGCACACGTTCCTGAGTATCTTGATGGTGAGGTTATAGATATACAAGCATCCTCTAATGAGGATATGATTTGTATCCGCACTGATGCTGACCCAGAAAGTGTCTATGTTTATAGGTATTACTGGCAAGGTAGGGAAAAACTACAGGCATCATGGTCTAAGTTTACCTTTGGTGCTGATGTTATAGGCATGTCATTCAATCGTGCTGACATCTATCTGCTTGTTAAACGTGGCACAAACCTATTCTTAGAACGTATGAACTTATCTGTAGATGAAGCTACTGAGTACACTGATGGTAAGTTTTCAATACACTTAGATAGACGTGTAAAACTTGAGACAAGTGGATTAACTACTGTACCATATACAGATAGTAGTACAATCTATATTGACCAAACAGGTTCTATCATAGCCCTATCTGCTGTAGCAGGTAAGCTGGCTGATGGTGAGGTAGTCTTTGCTGGTATTCCATTTACGTTTAAGTACCAGTTCTCAGAGCCAGTGGTTAAACAGAATAACAATCCAATTACAACAGGCACACTTCACATACGTAACTATGCTGTAGTATATGATGATACTGGTTTCTTTACAGTAGATATTGAACCAGCTAGACGTAGTACCTACACTCGTACCTTTACTGGACGTATCGTAGGTGGTGCTGCTAACATTCTAAACAAGGCTGCTATTGATAGTGGCACGTATAGGTTTGGCGTAATTGGTCATGCAGATACTAAGATAACTCTAAAGAGCGACAGCCACCTGCCATGTAAATTCCAATCAGCAGAGTGGGAAGGCTTCTTTGTACTACGTTCAAGGAGAATGTAATGAAAGGTCATGTGAGAGCAAGTACGCAGGAAGATGTAGATTTTCTTGCAGACAACTTACGACATGAAGATGCACGTGAAGTGGTTGCCTCACATGGCAGTACTAAAGAAGCACTACAGGTTGGCTTTGACGAATCTGATGAGTGCTGGACTATTGTTGTAACAGATACAAACGAGATAGCAGGGATGTATGGAGTAGGTAGACAGGACGACATGACTGGTGTGGCTTGGTTACTTACTACCCCTGCTATACAAAAGGTGTGGCTACCGTTTCTACGTGGGTCACGCAAATGGGTAAATGATATAAATAAAAAATACCCCATACTAACAAACGCTGTAGATGCGGAGTATGAACTAGCTATTAACTGGTTAAAGTTTGTGGGTTTCACATTTATAAAAAGACATGACACTTGGGGGGTAGGCAACAAGCCCTTCTTAGAATTTGTGAGGATAGATAATGGTTGACCCATATACCGCCTTAACGATTGGTAAAAGCGTTCTAGGCTTCATGGAAGCTAGACGTGAACAACAACGTATTGAAGCTGAACATATGCGTAACTGGCAAGCTTCTGCACAGGCTAGAGATGACGCAGTACGTAGTCTAAACAGACGAGCCATACAAGAAGCTGAAGCTGCTTCTGGTAAACAGTTTGAATTAGAACTAGCAGCATTACACGAGGCTGAAACAAGAGCAGTAATATCTGGAGAATCTGGATTAGGTGGTCAAACAGAAGCATTAAAAGCAGCTGATGTAACTGCTCGTAAGTTACGTGCTAGGGATGTTATCTCTGGAAACCTTGAGATGACCTTAGACCAGATTGAAGATGAGAAGATTGGCGTTAATACGCAAATGAGAAATAGAATTAATAGTATGCCAAGAGGTCAGAAACCTAATATGTTGGTTCATGCTATTGGAGCAGCCGCTAATGCTTACGCTGCTGAAGCTGATATAACTGGTAAGAATTTATTTACTGGACAGGCTATTGCTAAAACAAAACCAAACTATGTAATCCCAAAAACCTCAGGCTATACTAGCAAGGGTTGGATGGGTGACATGGGTGCGTTAGATTTAGATTTTTAAGAGGTAAACATGGCACAAAGACCGCAAGTAAGACAGTTTCAAGCCCCTACTCAGGCTGACATCAGGCCAACGGCTAGTCCTGTTGACACATTTGTACGTCCTGTTTCACAACCTTCACAACCAAGCGCACTCTCTCAGTTTGTAAACGCACTAGCACCTGCTATACAAGTGGAAGCAGAACAGCGTAAATTAAACAGATTAAAAAAAGAAAAAGAAATAGCTGATGGTATTCAAGCAAATAAAGAGTATCAGATAAAGCTTCAGTCTAAGAAGTTCTTAGGTGACCTTGCTCTTGATTATCAGCAAAATGAATTAAATTATTTAGCACAAGACCAAGATGCTGTATATAATGGCATCAGACAACAGAAACAAGACTATGTAGACACACTGACTGAAGCTGGTGTTGGAAGTGACATCATACAAATGTTTGACCAGAACATTGAACTAGGTCTTGAAACATTTATGGGTGAGACTTTCAGACCTGCTAAATATGTACATACTCAGGGTGTCCTATTAGAAGGTTTTGGTGACACTGTTCGTGATATTAACAGACAATTATCTGCTGGATTGATAACTGCTGACGAGGCAAAGAAAGAAATTGCAGACTTGTTTACAGGTTTTCATCAGGTAAATGATGATTACTTTTCAGTTAATGATAACAAGGTAAATGATTTCCTTGTAGATATGGCTCATAAATTAAAAGATTCTGACCCTAACTCTGCATTGACTCAGTATTTGCAAGACCCTAATTACTCTAAGAACCAACTAGGTAAGTCACGTTACGTACAGCAGTCAGACGATATTACTACTAAGCAAGCAGCACTAGCTGTAACACAGTTTAACGCTAATGCTAAAGCTGCTGGCTTGGTTAATGCCGTTGAACAGTTTAGATTAACAAAGAGAGGTAGTGTATTAACTGATATTGGGTACACCAAGAAAGATGGAACAATTGTAAAATATACTGCTAAAGAAATAGAAGACGCTCTGTTTGCTAGTGCAGCAGAACAAGGTCTAGGTCTGGGCGGTCAATTAGATATGTTCAGAGATGCAGATATAACCCCCTCAAGGTTTATGAACTTTGTAAATGATGGGGCTACCCTTCTAATAGCAGGTGACCCTACAACTCCTCAAGGATTTGAAAAAGTACAACAGGGTTTGCAAATGTACATCATGATGAAGAACTCTGACATCAAGATGGATTTAACTGATGACCAGAAACTACGTTATGATTTACTTGCCTTTAAGGTATATGACCAATCTGACGTAGGCACAATTCAAATTCCTCAGTACGAAGAAGAGATGATGACCCAAACAGGGGTACTAACAGTACAGGACTTTGGTAATGCTGCTATGCAGATACAAGGTCTTGATGAAGATAGATTAGTTAAGATTGACCCTAAAGCAAGAAAAGAAGTTACAAATGCACTACAGGCTGGCGTCTTTGCTGATGTGTTTGGTACTGACTTGTCAGAAACTTACGATACTGTTGATGTTGAAAACGCTGTAATCAAAGCGTATGAAGCTTTGTCTATACTAGGTGAACGTGGCACACAAGAAGAGTTAATTAAAAAAGCCGCTAACATTGTTAAAGCAGATTATCAAATACCTACATCAAGTGATGGTACTCCATACGCTTTCAAAGACCTTAACACAGGTATGGACAAAGCATTGGATGTTGCAGGTATTGTGACTGAGTACAATCAAGTTTTAGCTTCCTCTCCACAAGTAAAAGCATTTATGCTTGAAAAGTTTGGGGCAACAAACTTTGTATTACAGGTACAACCTGACCCTACTAATCCTAAGAACGCTGTCATTCGTGCGTTTAGAAATCAGGATGGACAGGTAACTGACATCGGTGTTATTACAGGTAAGATAGATAAGGTAACATTGTTATCTGATAGAAATCAGCTTAACAATCTCATAGCTAATCTAGTTGCGCCTGATGATGTATCAACAGCTATAACACCTGACATCAATACAATGTCTACCTCTGGTGCTACTATTGAAGGACAACTTCAGCAAGACCTTTCTTTTAATCAGTACCTAGTAGGTGGTGCAGGTGTAGAAGGTGTACCTGCTCTGTCCGATTTAGGTGGTGTACTAGATAGTCTTGGACAGTGGTTTGTAGAGAACCCACCAATCTTTAATATTGATAAAGAAACAGGTGATATTACATTATCTAACGATTCTGGAGAAGCTTACTTATCACTACCTCAACAGGCTACTAATGCTATACTAGAAGCTGCAAAAGGTTTATTTGGTATGGCTGGTGGTACTGGCGAAGTAGCTACACCTATAGAGGGTGCGTCAGTATCTGATATAGCCAATATGTTTAATCCTATCGGTGAAGCTGCTGCCTCTACTTTGATTGATGAAGAAGGCTTCTCTGCTACACCTTATGATGACATGGGTAAGCAATCTGTAGGTTATGGTTTTCAACTAGAAAGTCTTGAAGCAGATGAGAAAGCGTTGATTGAAGATATTAACAACGTCCAACCTGAAGAGGCAGATGCTGTACTTAACCTAAAGGTAGATAAGTTATCTAACTGGTGGAATGAGACTGTAGAAGGTTTTAGTAACTTACCAGAATCAGCACAGGTATCAGCTATCAGTATGGCATATCAACTAGGTAAAGAAAACGTAGCACGTGAATGGCCTAAGTTTATGGCATCAGTCAAAGAGGCTGCACAGTACGCAGAAGGTTCTGCTGAACAAGTAGCTGCTCTTGCTAAAGCCAAGTTTAACATGCTATACAACGTAGCAGAAGATGGTGCTGTAACAGCTACTAAATGGGCTACACAGACTACTGATAGAGCCATGAGAATGGCTGAAGGTATGGCTGCTAGTGCTGGTGAAAACCTTGAGGCTGCTGGTAGTGCAATCGTAGAGGCTATCATACCTAAGGTAGAAGCTTCTGAGATTAAACCTGCTATCATTGGTGACAAGCCACAGGCAGAAGCGGTAGCTGCTATTGCTACAGCTAAGAACCCTGCTGACGTAGCTTACCAATACTTAGGTCTTAGTGAGAACACTGAAGAAGGTGCGGCTGCTGTCAAAGGTTTCTTTGAGAATGTGGTTGGTAACTGGAATCCAGATAACCAAACTGTTGAAGAGTTTGCTACAAGCAAGGCTTGGTGTGCTGCTTTCTTAACACAGGTACTGCGTGACTCAGGTGTAGACACAAAGACTTTGTTAGGTAAAGATAAGTTCAATCAAGTACGTGCTTCAGCTTACTTAGAAGCTGGCGATGCTGTAGACGCAGCAGAGGTGCAAGCTGGTGACATCATGATTAAGATGCACAGCACAACAGACCGCAAGAAGTACAAGCTTGGGGTAGCACACGTAGGTGTTGTAGCAAAAGTAGAAGGTGATACTGTTTACTTCATCGGTGGTAACACAGGTGATAAGGTAGAACTTTCTGACTACAGTATGACAGAAGAAGATGTACGTTTCAGACGCATAAAAGGCGCAAGTGACATACCTTCTGAAAGCCTACCATCTATGCTTCAGCTAAAAGCTGGTAAGTATGGACGTAAGCTAACTGATAAAATTAGTAAAGGCTTCAACTCTATTTATGAAAACCTATTCGGAGAATAAGAATGGCAACGCTAGAAAACAACTTGCTTGAGGGCTTGAACATTGCTCCTGCTGACGTAGAGGCTCTGCCTATCGTCACGAACATGGATGAGTCTGTGTTCTTAAAGCAGCAGTTATTGGCTGATAGCCAAAAGTCAAAGTTCTTTACTAGCTTGGGCAGTGCAATACAGGAAGAGTGGGTACTGCCCACAGTCATTAATAATATAGATAGGATTACCGCACCTGCTGGTGAGCCTATTGATAAGTTTACACCTGATTTGGTAAGAGACTTAACAGAAGGATTAGAAGATAGTCGTGCTGTACGTGAAGTACTAGAGGATGCTCAAGTAAATGGGTACTCTAGTGCTAAACTAGCACAACAGTCCTTTCTACGTACACAGAAAAACCTACAGCAGATTAATCAAGATGGTTGGTCAGGTGTAACAGCTACAGCTTTGGCTGTTATGTTTGACCCTGCTGAATGGTTAGCTATCTTTGGTACTAGTGCTGCCGCAGGTGCTATTGGTACACCTGCTGCTGGTGTTGGTGCGTTTCTTGTAGGTGCTGGTAAGCAAGGTAGGAACGCATATAGAACAGCAAAGATAGCTGCACTTGGTGGTGCTGAGTTGGCTGCCTTTGAATCTATCAGGGCTAAGTATCGTTATGATATTGAAGCACATGATGTAATGATTGCGGCAGGTATTGGCGCAGGTATTACAGGTGGTTTAGATGCCGCTACAACTGCTTTTGTAAGAGCAGGTCATCGTTCTCGTATTGCGGCTAAAGTTGCACGAGGAGAAGAACTAACACCAAATGAAAAGCTATTTCATGACCAGTATAATGTAGACGCTCTTGCTACTAAACTTATTGAAAGAGAAGTAGAAAGTGGAGACATACTAAATTCTGTTGATGGTATTACTAGACGTGGTGCAGCCACAGAAGCCACAGCAGAAGAGGTAGCCGCTATTCCTAAGATTGCTGGTTGGGATATATTTGGATTACGTAATGTAATCTCATCAGGCGCACGTGCTGCTAATTCAGAACTAGG